TATGTCATGGATTACTAACTTTAATATTCAAGTATCTGGTCAAAACGCTATCTATAACTTGGAGAAATATAACTTTGAACAATTCAATAACCAACTTTATGGTCAAAATTCAGTCAACGGAGGTCTTACTGATGGTATTACTTCTGGTCTTGTTGATAGACAAGGTTTTGATATGGAATACTGTTACTATTATGTCAATGTTGAAAGAATGTTACCTGTTGAATCCTCTGTACCAAAATCAATTCAATTGATTGGTCAAAACATGAGTAGTAAAATCATGGACTATATTTGCTTTATTGAATATGGGGTTGAGGTATCCATCGATGCATTAACTGGAGCACGCGTCTAAACTCTCTCTCACACTAATAACTATTTTTTGAATTAATATTTTTATTAACTATAAATTAAAATATTTTTTCCAATTTTTTATTTTATTTAATTATTAAAGTACTTTATTTAATAGTTTAACGTATTTAAACGATTATTAACGTATGGTATTATATGCATATCATTACTATTTCAGCGAGTCCTAAGCAACTCAGTAAGCTTAGAAATGGACATAGAGTCCGTATTAAAAAAGGTAAAGGATTTAATCTTATTGTTCATCCTGAAAACTATAGATTAGTAAGTCGAGCCTTCGGGAGAAACAAAGGTATCGAAGTACAACTATCACCTGAAGAAATTGAAGCAAATAGAAGTTTACCACCTGAAGCTCATGCTAAACTTAGAGAAACTCAACCTGAGATTGCAGGAGAAGGAATCTTCGGACCTAAATTCGATCGTATGCTTAAGAAAGCAGGAGTTAAGACATTAGCTTATCAAATCGGAGACCAACTTAAACCTATGGTCAAAGCAGGTATTACAGGAGGTCTTACTGCAGGAGCAACTGCATTGGGAGGAATACAACCTGAACTCATCCCATTTTTACCAGCAGGTGTTGCTGGTCTGTCGGGATTAGCATATGATTACATTGACAATCCTGATAAATATCATGACTTCATTAGTGGTGTCAAACAACACGGAGCTAAAACAATAGCTAAGAAATACGCTAAAGCTAAAGCTAACGAAGCATTGAATAGACAACTTGGAACCAATTATGATTATATGAACAGAGCTGGTTTAGAAAATGCTGCTCGATCAGAATTAGCAAGCGAATTAGCTAGACGTTCTGTTGAAGCCCGTCGACGACAATCACCTCAAGATGAAATGGAAGGTCAAGGATTTCATAGGGGTTATCGACCTCGTGGTGTATTTAGAGGTATCGAAGGAGGTACAATCGGTAAAAACGGTGGACATGTAGTTACTATTCCTCCTGCTCTTGTATCACAACCTTTGAGTGCTAACTTCCAAATGGCACACTTCTTACCTGTACAATTTCAAAAATATAACAATGGCCCAGGTATGGTGATCGGTTCAGGATTAGGTGTTGGATTAGGTGCTGGGCTATATATCTAAATATATAAACTAGTTTCCAATTTTTAATTATAATATTATAGACTTAAAAATATAATATTATATATATAATAAAATAAATGTCATTATCAGATTCACAAATTATTGAATTAGCACAAAAAATGTCAGTTCCATTAGCTGATGTATGCTTTAAAGATGAGTTAGAAGCTCCATTAGAGTTTAATAAATGTTATATCATCAACATTCAAGATAGTATGGACGAAGATGGACAACCTAACGACGGTACACATTGGGTATTTCTTCAATGTAATAAATATCCAAATGATAAAGTAGAATCTATTTACTTTGATCCGTATGGTAAACCTCCACCAGAAAACGTAAAGAAAGCAGCAAAAGAAACAACTAAGAAACAAGGATTACCATATACTGAATCTGATGTACAGAGCTTAATGAATAACGCATGTGGATTTTATTGCTTAGCTATCGGACACTTTGTAAATGCATCGCAATACAGATCAGGTGATTTATATCAAGATGTAGAAACATTTATCAGTATGTTTGATGATCTAAATAAATCGGTCGATTTTAAAAAGAACGAATATATACTTAAACACTTCTTCAGAAGTGCCGACCCATCATTAAGAAAAGAAATTGAAGTCATTAAACCAATTGATAGCATTACATCGGAAGATACTAAAGGTGGTATAGATGGTTTTAGAATTCCAGTTGATATTAAGTATGTAAATAAATAATATCATATATATACTTAAAGATATATTATAGTATATATATAATGGATAATACTGATAATAATGTTGTTGTTAAATACTCGTCATATACTGACGCACAAAAAAGAGCAACTCAAAAATATAGAAACAATAATAGAGATAAGGTAAATGAACAAAGAAAGAAATATTACAAAGACAGAAAAGAATCTGATCCTAATTTCTTAGAATATAAACGTCTCAAAGCTAAAGAATATTATTTAAGAAAAAAGGCTAAGGTTGATTTTATCGATGAACCTGAAGTACCTGTTGTCGAAATGGTTGTTGAACCACAACCTGTTGTTGAAGAAGTTGTACCGGAGGTTAAACAAGACAAACCTAAAAGACAAAGAAAAGCTAAAAAAGTTGAAGTTGTTCCCGAAGTGATTCCCGTTGTGATTCCCGAACCAGTTGTCGAAGCTGTTCCTGTTGATGAAGTGAAAACTAAATCTAAAGCTAAAACCCCACGCAAATCAAAACAACAAATTAGACATGATATCTAATAAAAAATAATAATTCCAAAATCTCCAAATTCCAAAAAATCGGCCGTTTTTGAAAAGTACTCTTATATTAGCTTTCTATAGTAAGTTTATAAATACCCCTGTTTTTTTGGAATAATTGGAATATTGGAATATATTAACCTAGTTTCCAATAATTTAATTATATAATTATAAAAATAAGTTATATAATTAATAATATTATTTAAGTCCTATATATTCTGGAATATTCCAGATTTGATTTAAAGATTTATTTCTTTAGTATATATAATGGACACTGAATACCCAAATATTGAAGAATATCTTAATATTCTTGACAACGAATATCAAACCGCTTTATTTTACCATGACTTTAGATCTGGTAAGCACAAGTATTCTAAGAAATACTTATACGGTTTCGATATGACAGATGACTCACGTATGTTATGGTCTGAAGTATCACCTAAAGTCATTATGAATGACATATCTTCTTTCCTTGATACAACTATGAAGCATTACATTAAAAGTGATGCGTCTGTCAGTAAAGATGATTTAGTTAGATTAATTAAGTCTACTAATAAGATGTCATCAGATAATAAACTAAAAGGTATCTATAATAGATATGAAGCCTTAATCTTAGATGATTCATTCATGGAAACATTGAACAGAAAGCTTCCTCATCATCTACCTATCTCTGATTGCAATAAGATTGATTTGCGGTCGGGTGCTATATCTCCACTATCTAAAAAAGATAAGTTTACATTTGCATGCCCTGTCAAGTATACAAAAGAAAGACCAGAAGAACTAATGAACATGTTAAAAGCAATTGCATGTGGTAAAGAAGATGAATTAAAATATATTCAAAAAATGTTAGGGTATGGATTAACAGGACATGTAGATAGTCGCGTTTATTTTATCTTATATGGTAAAGGATGCAACGGTAAAACAGTCCTATTAAATCTAATGTCTAAAATATTAGTCAATCAATATCAAGCGGTTTCTAAATGTGTATTCATCAATAGTAATACAGGTAAGACTGGAGGGTCAGAAGTTCTCCAGTTGAAAGATTGTAGAATGGCTACATTCTCAGAGACTAACGCTAACGATGAGCTAAATGAGTCAATCATTAAAATGATCAGCGGTAATGATCCAATTACTGCACGTGGATTATATAAGGATCCTATGACATTTGTTCCTATGTGTAAATTAATTTTATGCACAAATTTCAAACCTGACTTCAACGCTAACGATAAGGCTAATGTCGATCGAGTCCGTCTCATTCCATTGAACGCCAGATTCGTAGAGAATCCAACCAAAGCAAATGAATACAGAAGAATCAACGGAATAGATAAGCTTATTGAATCAAAATATCTAAATGAGTTTTTCTCATGGTGTGTTGACG